CATTTGTTATATATGCCAATAAAAGCTTCTCTTATTATTTCGTTATCTCTCTTCTGTTCTCTTTTTTGGCATTCTTTACAAATTCCATATCCTTTGTCTTGGTCTTGGTCTTGGTAATTATCCCATGTTTTAAAACCTATCCCACAACAACCGCATATTAAATTTTTCATAATTTATATTTTATTTATTTTACTTGCTTACCGACTTATAAGCCCTGTAAGGTTTTAATTTAATCTTGAATACATCTTTACTCTATCTGTCGTATATTCTTGATATTTTTTATTAAAATCATCTACTATCTTTTGGACTTCATCTTCCAATATATCTATTGACCCATTGCTACTTCCACTCCATATAATATATCCATAATATCCATCTTTCTTTAATCCTAATGCTTTGCCCATTCCCTTACCTACTACTACTCCTACCCAACCTGCTCCCCTAAATATATTCTTCTCTGCTCTTTCATCTTCTATTTTAGATATATCTAGATTTTCTAACTTTTGTTTTAATCCTTTTGTGTTTTCCATAATTTTATTTACTTTTATTTAATCTTAATTAATCATATCACATACTTGATGCTATTGCAAGAGCTAACTGTTAATAACTTATGCTATTGACAAATAGCCCAAAGTGTGCTAGTATAAAGATAGAGATAGAGCAAAGGAGATAAAACTCAATAAATACAACACTTTTTTTATGTCTCTTTGCTCTTATATCTCTATCAGTTATTATAATACCATTAAGCAACTACAACAATTTGAACATATTAGTTGATTTTATTAAATTATGCCGATTAAAGAGAAAGCAAAAAGACAACAGAAGGTAATACCTAGAAGAGAATTGGAGCAAAACAAATCACTTTTAAGAACTTTTAGCTTATCAATCAGCTCAACAAAAGAGCTTAAAAAGCAGTTAAAAAAGTACTTCCAAAATACAGCAATTGAGGAGTGGACTATTCACGGGCTAAGCTTGAGTCTAGGCTTGACCAGAAGCAAGTTGTTAAGGTATTCTAAAGGCGAAATTGATACTCATATAGATGGAGGAGAAACCTTCTCAGAGCTTATAAACAAAGGGAAAGAGCTTATCGCATACTCTTATGAGCTTGATCTAAAAGCTAAGGGAAACATGGGAGCAGTGTTTGCTCTTAAACAGTTTGGCTGGGTGGATAAGCAAGAGCTAACAACTGATAACAATATAGTAATAACATTGAAGAAATATCCCGAGCAAGATGAGGATCTAATAGAACCTAAATCAACGCACAGTCTTTAAGGGTCCAATTTAAAGGATTGTAAGGTATTAAATAAGGATATAAGGAAAAGATGAAACTAATATGGCGAAAGTGTAGGAATTGCGGGTTAATATATAGGCATGGAATAGCTTTGTTTTGTTCACCTAGATGTTTCAACTCGTATTGTAATAAGCACCATTTAAAGCTTAAAGACTTAAACCGAGAGGAACTAGAGTCAATCATATCATTGGTAACTAACTACAAGGAACTCAATGAATACAAGGAGTATTGCCATAGATTAACAACATGGACACGCAAGAGATTGAAGGCACAAGGCTATCCAATCATAGCAGGCACCTACTTATAGCACTATAATAGCCCTAAGCTCTTAGAAGAGCAGTCAGACACCTCTTAGAGCCTATCTACAGGGCAGTTAGAAGGCTTAAAAGCCCATAGATATAGGGTTAATCATTATGTGGGGGTGGGGGGTTGCCCCCTTTTGTAGAATAAGTCTATCTAAGGAACCCTCCTACATATTTTACCAGCCCATTTTACATCCAAAACGCCCATTTATGGTATAATACGCATATTATAACACATTAAAAGTCTAAAATCCCCGAGGGAAACTTTTAAGGAAAATGAGAAACCCTTTGTTTATAACACATTCAGCTATTGACAGAATTTAAAGGCTCTGTCAACCCCATATATATGAAAAACAACAGACAATATGATAGGACAGAAGAACAAAAACTAATAGCTAGAGAAGATGTTGAATTTGGAGAGATTTGCACAATAGTATGGAAGAGACGCTTTAGAAAATATAAGGAAGGAGATGATAGCAAAAAGACCTTCTTTGTAGCTTATGATTTTTCTAAGAAAGGAGATATTCTGCCTGACATGGTTCATTCAAAAAATGTATTAATTGTTAAAAGACCAAGATGAATATAACACTCCCACATAAATTCAAACCAAGAGAATATCAGAAGCCTTTATTCAGAGCTCTTGATGGTGGTAAGAAGAGAGCCGTTCTTATATGGCACAGGCGAGCAGGCAAAGACAAGTCTGCTTTTAATTATATGATCTGTGAGATGTCTAAGAGGGTAGGGATATATTATTATTTTCTACCTACATATAATCAGGGAAGGAAGATAATCTGGGAGGGGATAGATAAGGATGGATTTAAGACCTTAGACCACATACCCAAACAACTGATTAAGAATATGAATAATCAGGAGATGAAAATTGAGCTTATCAATGGTTCGCTCTTTAGGGTTGTTGGTTCTACAGAGGTTGACAATATAGTTGGTACTAACCCTATAGGCTGTATCTTTTCAGAATATGCCCTACAAGACCCCAAAGCTTGGGATTTCGTAAGACCTATTCTTAGAGAGAATGGAGGCTGGGCTCTATTTGTTTACACTCCTAGAGGGAACAATCATGGAAAGAAGCTCTATGATATGGCAAAGAAGAGCAATAATTGGTACACAGAGGTTCTCACAATAGATGACACTGGAGTTATGAATAATGAGGATGTTGAGACAGAGATTAAGGAAGGAATGGATGCAGACCTAGCAGAACAGGAGTTTAGATGCTTTAAACCTGAGACTGATATTATGTGTCAGAATGAAGTTAAATTAATAAAGGATGTTAATATAGGAGATTATGTTCTAACTCATAGCAATAGATATAGGAGAGTCAAACAAACTTTCAAAAGAGAATATTCTGGAGAAATGATTAAGATTAAATCTTATGGGCATAATAAAGACTTAATAGTTACACCTAATCATCCTATAAGAGTTTGTAATGATGGAGTTAACAATAAGTGGATTGAAGCTGAAATGTTGAGGAAAGGAGATAGAATTACCTTTCCAAGAAAACTATTAGGAAAGCAAAAATATATCTCAAAAGATTTAGCGAAATTAATTGCTTGGTACATCGCTGAAGGAAGTGGAAACAAACAAACAGTTACATTTGCATTGGGAACTAAAGAAAAAAGTTATATTAAAGAGATAGAAATGATAGCTAAAAAAATGGATATAAATTGTACAAAATCTGTTAAAGAAAATGCTACACAAATATCTCTAAACTCAAATGAGCTCAGAGAATTTTTAGAAGTTAATTGTGGCTCTCTGGCTAAGAATAAAAAGATACCATTTGAGCTTATAAGTGGATATGAAAGGGAGGTATATGAAACTTTGATAAATGGAGATGGTTGCAGATATAAGAAGGGTAAGACATATAAAGAAGTATATTCTACAATAAGTAAGACTTTAGCATATCAAGTTCAAGCATTAGCACATATGATAGGAAAAACTGCCTGTTTCAGAGAGGATTTGTGTGCTGGGAAAGGAAAAATTCTGGGTAGAATTGTTAATATATCTGATAGATACCAAATTGATATATACAATTACAAGAGAATAGACAAAAGAAGAACCAAAATGCCAAGGCAGAGATTGCAGGTGCATAAATATAATGTGTCAACTCTAATAGCAAGTATAGATAGAATTAATTATGATGGATTAGTATATAATTTGCAGGTAAAAGATGATGAGAGCTATGTAGCCAATGGGAGAGTAACACATAATTGCTCTTGGAGTGGTGTCATGTCTGGCTCTTATTATGGTAAGCTTATGCAGATGGCTGATAAGGATAAGAGAATCACTAAGGTTCCATATGAGAGTGAGCTACCAGTATATACTGCTTGGGACCTAGGAATGAATGACAGCACAGTTATCTGGTTTATACAGGTTCTTAATGGAGAGGTCAGGTTGATTGATTTGTATGCAGCCACAGGAGAATCGCTAAATCATTATATTAAAATTATCAAAGAAAAACCTTATGTCTATGCACAGCATTACGCTCCACATGACATTGCGGTAAGAGAAATGGGTACAGGTAAGAAGAGATTTGAGATAGCAGCAGGATTAGGCTTATTCTACACAGTCGTTGAAAAGAGTTCCGTAATGGAAGGAATTGACGCTGTTAGGAGATTAATCCCTAGAATGTGGATAGATGAGGATAAGTGTGCGAGAGGAATAACAGCTATGTTTGAGTATCATAAGGAATATGACGAAAAAACACAGCAGTTTAAGAACCACCCTTATCATGATTGGACTTCTGATTACATGGATGCTCTAAGGACTTTTGCAATGGGTCATTATAATACCCAATTTAAGGAATATGCAGGAGTTGGTCAGGAGCAAAGAAAGTTCAGAGACATAATAAATTATAATCAAGAGGAGAGTGCGAGTAATCCACTTAACCCTTTTGAGATGAACTAATGGAAATAGAAAAAGAAGAGAAAATAGTACCTGCTTATTCAGAAGAAGAAGAACTATATAGAAGCAAGATAGTAAATAGGCTGTCTACAGCCAAAGAAAACAGAGACAAACAGCACAAGGAGTTTGATTATCTTACTTATACACAATATCTGGATGCTAATGAGGCAGGAGCTAATACTTATTTAAAAAGCGTGAAGAACAAAGGAGAGAAGAACTTCCAGTCAGGAACTATTAGAAATAAACTGATGGCTTATGTGAATGCTATCAATCAGCTTAATCTAAGCCCAGATATAATAGCCTATGACGAAAACGATATTCCAATACAAATATTGGGTAAAGCAATAGAAGATATTATAGAGAGATTAGATGAGATAGATGGAGATGAAGAAAAGAAGCTCTTAAGAGAATATGAACTCTGTATGCAAGGACATGTATTCATAGAAGATGTCTGGGAAGAGAAAACAGCAATTATTAAAAAGATGCTTAAGAAATGGAATGGAAAAGAGGCTAAATGGAATACGCTTACTAAGAATTGTATATCTAACCCAACAAGAACGATAATAACCCCTGCTTCTGTATATCTAGGAAATATAAGAGAATATTTCATACACAACCAACCTTACATCTTTACTATGGAGTATATTCCTTATAGTGAGGCAAGAGCTATATATGGTGAATGGGAGATGTTCAAGTATGTGCCAGAAACTGTTGAGGAGATGCAACCAGAATGGGTTACTAATATGAAGGAGGAGCTTGATGAATCAGAGAAGAAGGAAATGGTACAGGTTATTAAATACCAATCTAAGCCAGATAATGAATTCCAGATATTCTTAAGTGGAGTCATGATGCTTCCAGCTTACTTCCCTCTAACACCTATAAGTGCAGATGGACAGTACACTATAGAACAACAGAACCTGCAACCAATCAAAACTAACTTTGCATATGGTAAATCAGTAGTATTTGAAATAAAGAACTTAGTAGCTGTAATGGATGAGTTCTTGAAGATGGGAGTTGGAAAAACACAGGCTTCTTTCAAACCTGCTATGCTTAACATGTCTAACAGGATCGTTAATAGCGACATATTCAATGCTGGTAAGTTTACAAGAGGTATCTTCGCAGGACAGTTGAAACCAGTGCTTGAGAAATTATCTGATGGAGTAACTGCAGCAGAATTCGGAATGATAGACAAAGTTAAGTCTATTGTAGATGAGAATACTGTATCTCCTACTACTACAGGAAGCATGGAAGGAGGAAGTGCTACAGCTACACAGATACTAGAAGTCCAAAGACAAGCTAAGATGATGATGGGTGTAATGATTACATCTGCTGCTCTGTTAGAGAAGAAACTAGCTGTTAAGAGAAAAGACCTAACATTAATACATTGGTTTGAGCCTACTGGTGATTCCCTAGATGAAGCTAGAAATGTTATTAAGAGTAAATATCGCCAGATGACTAAATACGGTGATATAAATGGAGAATTGGGATACAAGATGATTAGACTCTCTGATGAGAATAAAACAGCAGCAGAAATAAGAGTTGACGAGACAAAAGCATCAGTTAAAGCAGGAAAGAAGGTCAAGATTGTCCAAATATCTCCACAGAAGCTAAAAATGTCTAATCTTATATGGAAAGTAAATGTAGTCCCTAAAGAGAAGAAATCTTCTGAATTATCAAAGATATTGTTCTCACAGATGATGACAGATGCTATGAACTTAGGATTACAACCAAGTATTGAATATATGAGAAAGAGATTCGCACAAGTATGGGAGGAAAGTCCAGAAGAGATGTTCCCAGAATCATTGAAGCAAGAGGACCCTAACCAACCAAATGTTCCAGGAAATGGAGGACAATTCCAACCACCAAAGGTCAAGCCTGAATTAAAAATGAGTCCTGAATTAAACAAATGAATTTCAATGAAATAGAATGGGTTCCGAAGGAGCTAAGCGGTCCAGAAGAAATAAACCAAGCTAAAACAGCAGAGAGTTTCTATAATCCAACCTTTAAAAGAATTCTTAATAAGTATAAGAAAGAAGTGGCAGAAGAGATGGCTAATAAGGTAGAAGATATGGAGGGCTTACAAAGAGCCAAAGGTATGTTTGAAATGTTGATGCTCATTGACAAATGGTTTCAACAACAAAAAGTGATTTCAGAAGGAGAGGATTCCAAGCCAGAAGAGGAAGCCTCTATGTTTGAATAAAAAGGTCGGTTATTCCCTCTCGCATTAGGGGTTATCAATGCGTATTAAATAACCAAAAAATTATGAGTGAAGAACCAGAAACATTTACAAAAGAAGAAGTAGAAGCACAAATTGAGGCAAAAGAAACAGAATTAAATACTCAATTTAAAGAGAAAGAAGATGCTTTTACTACAGAGATAACAGAATTAAAGGAAAATATGGCTGGATTAGACGATAAGGATAAGAACTTTGCTGCTTTAAGGAAAGCAAAAGAGAAAGCAGAGCAAGATAGAATAAGTCTTGAGAGTTCTTTTGATGACAAGCTTTCAACCTTTAAGAAGGGATTGTTAGAAGATAAAATAACACAAGCTATAAACAAAGTTGCAGGTAATGACACAGAGCAATTCAAGAAAGTAAAGCACTACTTTGATAATTTCAAAGGAGATATAGCTACAGATGCAGATATAACAGAAAAGGTCAATAACGCAGCGATTCTAGCTGGAAACAGAGTAATGCCTCAAGGAATAGGTTCAGGTTTCTCTTCAGGTATAGGATCAGCACCAGTGCCTAATACAAATACAGTAGGAAAGCTTAAAGACCCAGGTTCAAGAAATGTTGCAGCTATGCTAGGGATTACAGACGAGAAATTAAAAGAACATAAAGCAATATGAGCAACATAGAAGATATTACAAAAGACCTCGGCAAACCAAAGGTAGAACCAAAAATAGAGAAAATCAATGTTAAACTGGACAAAGATATACCAGCTCCAACTCCTGATATGGACATAATCAAGACTCTTCAAGCTCAAATAGAGCAAATGAGAGAGCAGAACAAAGTCCTATTTGAATCTGTTGATAAGGCAAGATTAGCAAAAGCTAGGTCAAAAGGAAGAGGAAAAGAGAACTCTATTGTAGGAATCAGAACTATTATGGTTGAAGGGAAAGATAAAGCACCAGTTTTAAAAGTCATAGTAGGATCACAATCTATCGTAGATGATGTATATCAAGACCCTAGAACAGGTACATGGAAAGAAAACCAACAAGTCAAGCTCTTATTCGCTGATGGAACATCAGAAGTAATGATGTTAGTGATGTTTATAAGAAATTATAGAATGATGTCATCAGAAGAAATAGGAAAAAGCACAGAGGGCGGAGAGACTTTCCTGAAACTAAAGGCAGAAGATGGAAAGACTTACAAAATAAATGTAAAAAGTGTTAACTAATATGTTCATAGGAAACAAAAAGATAAAAACAAAGAAAAAATCTACTAATAAGTCCTATTTAGGCAATGCTATGGTAGAAGTAACCTTTGAAAGTGAGGATAGTAGAGAATATCTTGCAAAAGATATTGATAAGCTTATTACAAAGAAAGCAAGCACTCCAAATGAATACTATTTAAAGTATTGTCATCCTATCATTAGTGACATTCTGTCTATATTAGCAGAAAATAACTTGACAATAGAGGAAACACAGTATGTGCTAGGTGAAAGATTAATAGGTTCTTTACAAAGCAACCAAGATATGTCAATTTCTAAGTGCTTTGGAAAGAAATATAAGCATAATCTTACCTTAATGGACTTCCATAGGAAGTTAACTGGTAAATAATATGGAATTACACCCTTACGAAGAATGGTTAATAGAAAGGTTGAGAGGTCAATATAAATTTAGCGAAGTGGTCGTTAAAGTTCAAGATGGCTTGCCTGTTATGATTAAGCAGGTTGTCTTGAACGATAAGCCACCAAAAATACATGATGGACAAAAAATACTACGAGGAAAAGCAAAGTAAACTACATCAGAGATTTGCAAGGAAAAAAGATGAGTTTATTAATGAAAGCATGGCTCAAGCCCAAAAATATTCATTGGAGTTTAAAGATTTGCGAACTGAAATCAATGAAATCAATGAGATATTAAAGGAAAAAGAAGAAAAGGTCTTGACAAAGAAGAAATAGTCTGCTATAATGGAACATTAGGATAAAAAGCTGACTATTCAAATAGAGGCACTCTGTAAAAGGGGTGCTTTTATCTTATTAATCGCAACTATGCGTAAAATAGAACTATTCGCAAGAGAGGCGTCACATCTCATGTATTAAATAAAACAAAGAAATATGGCAGAAAATTCATTCAGACCATTAAAAGGTGACTGGATTACGAAAGAATATACTCTTAAAGTATCAGCTGGAGCAGTTGAGGTAGGAGATATGATGATGGTAACTTCAGGTGGAGTCACTGTTGAGCTGGGAACAAATGCAGCTACTGCATTAGTAGGAATTTCAACAGAAACTCTTGCAAATGTTGCAGCAACACAGACTATCCGTATAAAAACACCTAAAATCAAGACATCATGCACTTTCGTTGGAGCAGTCACAGATGGTGTATTAGCAGTAGGAGATACTGATACATTAAGAGGATGTGATTTAGAAGATCATGAAGGAGTAGATGTGGACACAGACACACACCACATGTTAGTAATCGTAAAGGGTCGTGTTGCAACAGCAGATGGAGCAACAACAGCTGGAGAGGCAGAATTCAAGTTTGCTCAATTACCAGAAGATATTAGTGCTTTCTAAGTAAATTAAAGATAAAAATATATGTCACAAGAATTAAACACAATATCCTTTGATGATTTCACAGCTTTAGCAAGAATCAAGTGGATAGAAGGAGCAATGTCAATTAAGAATTCTATGTTGAATTCAGGAATTGTTAGGAGAGTTGAAATCCCAGCAAATTCTGGAGATACAAGAAAGTTTTCTGAAATTGATACAAATGAGTACCTAAGTTATAAAGCAGAGGGAGACCAAGCTGCTAGAGGTCAAGTTCAGCAAGGATATACCAAGACAATGACAGTTAAAAGAATGGCAGAGAATGTCGGAATTACTTATGAAATGAGGAAATTCAACAAGTATCCTGAAGTAATCTCAGCATTGTTAGAAGCAGGACAAAAAGGATGGAGGACTATTGATAGAGACCTATCACATAGACTTACTTTCGCAACAGCTACATCTTATGTAGATAGAGACGGAAGAACAGTAGCCACAACTTGTGGAGACAGTCTTCAATTAGCTTATTCAGCTCATACTCTAAAGGGTTCAACAACTACATATAGGAATATATTAGCTAATAACCCTAGATTATCTAAAGGTTCAATAGAACAAGCAGAGAGATTGATTGTAGAACAGACATACAATAATTTAGGAGAATTAAAGAATGATGTGGACTTTGGTATATTGTTCACAACAGGAGATCCTAACACTGTTAACACAGCAAGGGAGTATCTAAAATCATATTCTGACCCAGATGCAGCTCATTCAGGAGTAATAAATGTTAATAAAGGAAAATATAGACATGTTATCATCCCAAGAATGGCAACAACAGCAGCAGGATCATATGATTCTGACAAAAGATATTATTGGGGATTAGTTTCTTCATCTTTATCATCATTTTTCTACGGAAACTGGGAATCTCCACATTTAGCTTTACCTAAAGGTAATACTAATGCAGAGGATATTCAGACAGATGATTGGGACTATAGGAACAGAGCAGCTTACGGAGATGTTATCGTAGGAGCTAACTGGATCAAAATGTCTCTAGGAGACGGAAGTGCGTAAACGATCCTTATAAGTTTTGGTGGGTTCTTCAAAAATCCACCACCCGATAGGGTTATTTATGTTTGACTTTCTCTTAGAGGATTAAAACATAATAGGTTTGGAGGAGGACTCTATTAAATAAAATTTTAAAATTATGAGTAATTATAATCAGAACAGTGGATATGGACAGGGATTAGTAACATTCGCAAGAACTGTTTGTCCCACATTTGGAAATATCCTAGTGGTAATGAATTCAGCTAATTCAGATGAAGCTAACTATCACAAGATTCAGGAAATATTTAAAGCAGACCCAATGGGTCTAGTAAGATTCTATACTTCTTTAGAATCAGCATATGCAGCAGCAGAATCCAATAATAATGACATCATTTTACTTGATGGAAACTCAACTCATTCAATAGACGCTATGATAACTGTTTCAAAGAGCAGAGTTCATTTCGTAGGAATGGATGGTGGAGGAAGATTAACAGCTCAAGGAGCAAAAGTTGAAATGGGAGTTACTGGAGTAGTAACTGATTTAGCACCAATATTAGTTACTGGAACTAGAAATAGTTTTAGAAATATTAAGTTTATTAATGCTTCTAGCACTGATGAATCTTTATATGGATTTATTGATAATGGAGAAGGAACATTCATTGAGAATTGTTCAATGATTAAGACAGCTGGACTTGATGACGCTGGTTGGGCTAACTTCTGGATGGCAGGAGATAGTTTAACAATGAAGAATTGTGTTCTAGGTCAATCCAATGTTTCAAGTGCAGTAGCTCATTACGGTGTCTTAATTGATGCTAAAACTGGTGGAGGTTCAGGAGCGGTTAAAGAAAATTTCTTAGAGAATATCTATGCTAATATGTCTGTTGGAACTGCAGCAGCAGCAACAGCTTGTTTCATTAAAGTAGCCGATGGTGCTGCTATGAGCTTCAACAATACTATTAAGGACTTTAATGGTATCAACTTTGTTCAAGCTAGCACTGGAACAATTATGACTGACGCTGTTCTTGGAGCAGCTTGTACTGGAGGTTATCTAAACTTAATCAGACCAACCTTTATGGGTTGTACTGGTGTAGGTTCTGATGCAGGACAAGGAATTTACATTTCTCAATCTACAGCACCAGATGCTGATGGAGGTTTAGGAACTGAGTTGACTGACTAACAATTGAGTTCTTGATTGGGGGAGAAATCCCCCAGTCTAGCCTACTAAATTAACAAAAAAATATGCCTAAAGCAAAAAAAACAAAGGCAAAAGAGCCTACAATAAAAGTTATCAAAATTGAAAAACCTGTGAAGCCTAAGGTTGTTGAACCTAAAGCTACTATAAAACCTGAAAAAAGAGTCTTAGTATATGGCTCTCTTGCTCGTTATAAAAAGGTCATTAGAGAAGAAGCTAAGGAAGTAAACGGAAAACACTATATTGAAGTATTGCTAGAGAATGGAACTACTGAATTATGCCTTCTTAGTCAATATAACAGAAAGACATTTAAAATATGAAAAATTCACAAAGTAATTTAGTTTGCATGGATAGAGTTGGTATTCTAACTGCTGCTTTTACAGCAGCAACTACTGACATTATCACATCTAACACTCATGGATTAAAGAACGGAGATAAGGTTGTATTAACTACAACTACTACTCTGCCAGCAGGTCTCTCAACAGGGACTGTTTATTATGTTATAGAGGCAGCGACTAATACATTCAAATTATCATCTTCACCAGTTGCTAATTACACTACAGGGCAACTAGCAGCACCTGCTTGTGTTGATATAACAGATACAGGAACAGGAACTCATACATTCACAATGCACGATATCGGAAATGCAATATTCTGTGATGGGTTCAGACATATCATGATTGAAGTTGATACAGCAAGTAGTGCCAACCTTACATTCAAATTCCAAACATCAGACTTAGAAGAATGCCCTGACTTTTCAGCAGCACAAACAACTTCTAACAGATGGGACTATGCTGATGTTATAGATGATGAAGACAAATCTTCTATTGATGGTGATACTGGATTCTCTCCGGCAGGAACTGACGATCATAGAAAGTTTATGGTTAATTCAGATGGAGTAAGGTGGGTAAATACTATTATCACATCTTGGACAGCAGGAACTGTAACATCAAAGGTCTATTTAGTAGAAAATTAATAAATAAAAACTATGCCAGATAACAAAAAAACAATAGAAGAAGTTATTAAATTGAAAGAACAACAGACAAAGCTGATGGCATCTATTAACTCTGCTAAAATAGAAAGAGATAAACTTATAGAGAATAACAAAAGGCTAGATGAAAGAAAAGCAAAAACAGAAAAGAGTGTTGAGACAATTGAAGCTAAAAGCAAATCTATGACAGATTCTATTGATGCAAAAAGAACAGAGTTTGTCTCATATAAGAAAAAAGCTGTTGAAGAGTTAAACGATGAAAGAGAAGTTTTAAATAAAGAAATAGCAGAGCTATCTGCTAAGAAAATATCTAGCCTATCTGCTATTGATGATATTGAAATGGAATATAAGTCAATCAAGGCTTCATATGATAGAATGGTTGTAAGATTACAAAAAGCAGAATCAGAATTGACTGGAGTTCAGGAAGACAAAGCAGAAGTTGAAGAATACATAAAGCTATTAAAAGTATCTGAAAACAAAGAAAGCGAAACTCTATCTAAATTAAAAGAAGAAGTTGAAGTATATAAGATTGCAAAAGAAGATTTGGATAAAGTTCTATCTGACAAGGAGATTGCTTCAGAAGAAGTAGGTATCCTTAATGAAGAGACTTCTTTATTAAAAGCTAACAATGATAAATTAGATTCTCTATTTAGTGAAAAAGAGAAAGAGCTTGAAGCAGATATAGAAAAGTTAGAAGAAGAAAAAGCTAAGGAACAAAAAGAAGTAGATTCGCTGACAGCAACAGCAGTTAATGTTGGTATGTTAAAAGAGCAAGCCATTCTATTGTTAGAAGCAGGAGAAGAAATATATAAAAAAGCAGGAATACCATTCCAATTATCAGAAGAGTTAGATAAATTAAAGCAAAAATAACTATGAAGAAATTAATAGCAATACTATTTTCTATCATATTGTTAGCGAATACAGTTAGTGCTGGTTCTGTATATGACACTTGGGATACAAAAGGAACTTATATAAAAACCAGTTCTGTTCTTGGTTATGATGTCTTAATCAATGGATTAAGCAAATATCTGAATTTTAATGCTCTGTCAGGAAGCACCGGTTATGGTTTCAGAGATAGTGCAGGAACGATGCAATACAAGAATGTAGGTGGTTCTTGGGCTGATGTAGGCTCTGGAGCAGGCAGTGGGATTACTTCCCTTGCAGGACAAACAGGAGCTACACAGACATTCTCATCAACAACAGCAGATGGATTAGATTTCAAAATTATATCATCAGGAGATGACCATGATTTCCAAATAAGTTTAGACTCAGGCTATACAATTCCTATAGATGCAAGCTCAACCAACTGGGAAAGTGCTTATATCATCGTTAACAATAGTAGCACTGCATGGGATACAGTAGATTTTAAGACAACAGCAGGAACATACACTGATGATAAATTCTGCAAATGGGATGACACGGGAGGTTTCTTTGATTGTACTTCAGCTGGAGCAGCAGGTGGCATTACTTCTCTTGGAGGACAGACAGGAACTGCACAGGACTTTGCAAGTTCTACTGGAGAAAACATAGAGTTATTTATCACATCAACAGGAGACACACATACTTTTACAGCAGGAGTTTCAGATGATTATACAATTCCTAGTGATGCTAGTTCAACTGACTGGACTACTGCATTTGATTGGGGAGATTGGTCAGGAGAAGGCTTTTTAAAGAATGTAGTAGAAGATTTAAGCCCAGA